AAGGAATTCCTGCTGCTCGATACGGTCAAGACCGAGCTGGGCATCACGGACGCGGCCGATGATGGCCTGCTGGTTGAGTACATCCTGCGCGCCAGCGATTTCATCGTGCAGTACACCGGCCGCGAGTTCGCGAAGGAGCAGGTGAAGGAGACGTTGGCGTCGACGGGGCGCCCGACAATGCTGCTGCAGCGCACGCCGGTGTTGTCCGTGGATGCGGTGACGCTGGACGGGACCACGGTGGACGCCACGACGTACAGCATTAAGGATGCGGACGCGGGGATCTTGTGGCGCGAGCGGGGATGGGACAGCACTACGATTTGGGCGCAGGCGGTGGAGCCCTGGCCGACGCAGTACGGGCGTCTGGATTGGGCTATCACGTACACGGCGGGCTACGTGATGCCGGGGGACCCGGCGGCGGCGACGACGCTGCCGATGGATCTGCAGATGGCGTGCTCGGCCATCGTCAAGGCGTGGTACCACGAGCGGGACGAGAACGCCAACGTGGTCAAGCGGTCGGTTGGAGAGGCGGCGGAAACGAGGACCTTCGGGTCTGAGATGGGCGGCATACCACAGGTGGCGCTGTCGCTGCTAAAGCCGTGGCGGCGGCTGGTGTAGGGCCATGGACGCCTTGGGGGTCATACCCTATCGGCGGCGGTCTCGCCGGCTGGCCAACAAGGCGCTAGTGCTGTTTCGGGGGCGGCCCCTGATCGAGTGGGCCGTGCATGCCGCGATTGGGGCCGGGCTGGCCACCGTGCTGGCCACAGATTCGGCGGATGCGCGGGAGGTGGGGGACAGGCTAGGGGTCACCTGCGTTCGGCCGCCACAGGCTATCCTAGACGCCCCTACGCCCGTTTCTACGGTGCTTTGGACGGCGGATGCGATGGGGGCGGGGCCGGATACCGTGGTGTACATGGTCCTGCCTACGACCCCGCTGCGATCCTCGGTCGATCTGGTCGCTGCGCGGCAGATCCTTGTCCCGGGGTCATCGGTGGTTGGCGTGCATGCGTTAGCGCCGACGAGTGCCCTGTGTGCGATCGACGAGGGCCGGCTTGTGGGGGTTGGGGACAAGGCGGATGGGCTGTCGGACAAGGGCAAGCTGCTGTACTCGATTACGGGCAGCGTCTTTGCAGCGTACTATGTCGATCTGCTGCGACACAAGACATATCTGTGGGGCAATGCTAGGCCCTATCTGGTGCCGTCGAAGCGGGCGTTGCGGGTGCGGGATCAGGCGGATTACGACGTGCTGAGAGAGGTCTATACTAGGGTGCGGTATGTCCTTCGTGAGTCAGTTGCTTAAGCAAAAGGCGACCTATTGGGCGCCTGGGACCCCCGACGGTTTTGGGGGGATTAGCTTTGGCGCGCCCACGAAGGTAAAGGTGCATTGGGAGGACCGGCAGGACCAGTATTTCGACCGTGGGGGTGACGTTAGGGTATCGCGGGCTGTCGTGACGATTGACCGGCCGGTAGCGATTGGCGGGTACCTGTATCTGGGTACTACGACCGCGACAGATCCCACGTCGGTTGGCGCCTTCGAGATCCAGCAGATCACAGCGAAGCCGGACCTGCGTGCGGTGGATTACGAGTACAAGGCTTATCTATGACGCAGCGGCTTCGTTTTCGTGGTGCGGTAGGGCTGGGGCGCATCCCGGCGGGGACGCGGGCTAGTCAGGCGCGGTTTACGCGGTTGACGCGGCAGCGGATGGCAGAGATCAACAAACGGCTCGATAAGGTGGTGTCGCGGTACGAAGAGTTGTCCGAGCCGGCGCTTCGTTATGGACTGGTAACGATTTACAACCGATCGCAAGAGTTGGTGCCTGTCGATACGGGCAAGCTAAAGGAAAGTGGGTGGATCTCGGTCAGCAGTCGCAAGTCGGACGGGGCGATCCGTGGTGTGGTTAGCTACGGGCGCATGGGCAAGCCGTTTTATGCGGTCTACGTCCACGAGCGGCTGGATTTGTACCACAAGCCGCCGACGCAGGCGAAGTTTCTGCAGCGAGCGCTAGAGGAAAGGATCAACCGGGTTGCGGTGCGGATTCGCAACTACTTGGCGGGGCGGGTAAAGCTGCGTGGCTAATCCGGCAGTCGGCATCAAAGACATCCTCGTGGCGAAGGGGCTTGGTACCTTTGCGGCGACCACGGGGTGGGGGATTTTTATTGCGGTCGAGCCGGTCAGCCCGGATACCGCTATCACGATCTACAACAGCGGCGGGTCGGCGCCAAATCCGGTGTGGCTTGTGGACTACCCATCGGTGCAGGTACGGGTGCGGGGGACAGTCAATGGGTATCAGGCGGCGTACTCGAAGATGGTGGCAGTGCGCGACACACTGCTTGGGTATCCGAGCAGTGATCTGAACGGGGATCGGTGGGTTGCTGTGAATCAGATTGGAGAGTTAGTAGAGTTGGGCCAAGATGACAGCAACCGGCCCCTCTTTGTTGTAAACTTTAGGCTAATCATCGAGCCCGCGAAGTCGGCGGAGTCGAATCGGGAGCCGATTTAGTGCGGTGGGTGGTAAGGGCCTGGTAGGACGTGGGTAATTGTAGAGAGGGCTAGGTAGCATGGCGAAGAAGTTGCAAGTGTCTAGCGATAGTGGTGTCACTTACTACGATCTGCCGGGCAACAGCGCCAGCTTCGACAGCGACACGAGTGAGCTCGAAGATACGATCTTTGGGCAGACCTACAAGTCGACTGACGTTGGCATCATTAGCTGGTCGATGTCTGCTGATAGCTTCTACAAGGGCTACGCGGGCTACAAGGCTAGCATCAAGAAAGTGGGGTCTGGCACGGCTACCGTAGGTGAGGCTTGTACCCAAATTGGGACAACGCAGACTTGGCAGATTAATGCCACAACTAAGCGCATCTGGGATCGAGCGTCTACGGTGACCGTAAAGGACAACGCCATAGACCACACGGCTGACGTTGCTAGCATCGACTTTCTGTTTGGAAAGGTCACGTTTAACTCGACCTATACGGTCACCGGCCCGGTTACTGTCGATGTGACCTATTTCCCGACTGCGGCGCTGGCCAAGGCCAACTCGTACACCTTGACGATGACGGCCGACCAGATCGATACCAGTGATTTCGACACGGCGACCAACAACGGTGGCTATGCGACCTTCGATCCGGGGCTGCGAACGGTGTCGCTGGAGCTGTCGGGGATCATGTCGGTCAGCACCACCAATTTCCGCACCGAGCTGGCGAGTCGGAATGAGTTTCTGATCGAGATCAACCCGGATGGGGTTACGAAGTCGATTGCCCGTGGCTATTTCAAGCTGGCTTCGGGCGGGCAGTCGGGGGATGTTGGGGCGCTTGAGGAAGAGTCCCTGACTTTCAACCTGATTGTCCCGACACAGGCTACCGGGCCGGCGCTGGCCACGCCGTTTGGGTGGGAGCACACCGCGACTACGATGTCTACTGCGATGCAAAAGGTCCTCGATGCTTGGCTAAACGAGACCAAGCTAAAGGCGCGGTACCTGCCCAGTGGGGCAATCAACCAGACGCCCAAGGACGGCATCGAGGGCACTGTCATGGTCGCCGAGACCTCGCTGTCTGGGGATATGAGCAACGTCAACACGTTTTCCGTCAGCCTGCAGGGTGACGGGGCGTACACGGTGGTGTAGCCAGCTAAAGGGGGTGATCTAGCGATCTGGCGCGCAGTAGCGCAGCTTTTGGTTGGCGGCCCTGCCCCGGGGGTTAGCGTCCCCGGGGCGGGGCTTTGGTGTGTGTGAAAAGAACGGTAGAAGTGGAGAGACAACGCGATGACCAAGCCGATGACTAGGGACGAGATCCGGTCGAAGATTTTTTCGGCAGAGGCGGCGAAGCCAAAGACCAAGCGGCTGCTGTTTTTTGGTACTGAGGTTGAGCTGCGGCAGCCGACAATCGGCGCCATCCTCGATATGCAGGGGACCGAGGACCGTAAGCAGGCCATCATCAACATGATGATCCAGTACACCTACGTGCCGGGGACCAATGATCCGGTGTTCGAGCTGGCGGATACCGAGACGCTGCTTGCGATGCCTTGGGGCGAGGACTTCTCGCGGCTTAACGAAGCGATTACGGAGCTGACGGGGGTCAACGTAGAGGAAGAGGAAAAAAACTAAAGCAGGACCCCCTGCTTTACGTGATCTCGGACATGGCCGATGCGCTGGGCAAGTTCGAGTGGGAGGTACGGGGGTACTGCACGCCGACCGACGTAGCCCGCTGGCTTGCGTACAGAAAGCTGAAAGCGCATTATGAGGAGAAGGAGATGCGGCGTGCTGAGAGAAAGGCCAAGGCGCGCCGGCGGTAGCACATAGGGGTCGGTGCCATGCCGGTTGGGACTACGCTAAATCTTGGGTCCCTAAGCATCACCGCCGACATGCAGACGGCGGGGTTGCGGCGTGCCGGCCAAGACCTAGTTAAGATCAATCGCTTGGTCGACAAGCTGGCGCGGTCGGCTGCAAAATCGGGCGATAAAGAGGTCAAGGCGCTAGCGCGTGCGGCGGTCGCGCAGGAGAAGGCGGCTACCAAGGCATGGATTTCTGCGCAAAAGACAAGACAAGAGTTAAAGGCAATGGGCGCCTCTGCCCAAGACATTGCCAAGGTTACCTATGAGGTAAAGAAACTCTTTAAGCGCCTTTCGTCTGGCGTGTTGACCCAGGAAGAGCTCAACCGCGCGGTTGAGAACTATGATCTTGGCCTTGCGCGAATTCAGCGGCGTTTACAGCAGCAGTCTACTACTGAAAAACGACTAGCGAGGCAACGAAGTACGCTGATCTCACAAGCAAAGACGCTTGGTGGGTTACAGCAACGCGCAAAGACTGCTGGTATCGATACGCGGTTGCTGGATGAGGCAGTAGCCTCCTACAAACGCTTGCGTGCCGAGTTTAAGAAGGGCGCGTTAACGGAAAAAGAGTTTGCCGATGCGACGCAACAGCATACGGTGGTCATCAACAAGTCGATCGCAGCGATCGACCGTGAAATAGCCGCACAGCGTAAGCGACGTAAGAATATAGCGCAGCAAGAGCGACAGCTTAATAAGCTGGCGGCGATACGCGAGCGGATCAGGGAGCTGAATCGGCAGGCCGAGCAGCTTGGGGACAAGCAGGCGGCGCGCGAGCTGATTCGACAAAACATTGCGATCTACCGGCAGCTACATCGCGAGCTTTCTAGGGGGGCGCTAAGCACAGAAGAGTACAACGCAATCCTTCGGCGCCACAACGCGGTGCTGGGGCGCAACGTGCGGCGCATCCGCGAGCTGCGAGACGCACAGAAGAAGGCAAGGCAGGAAAAGTTCCACAAATTCCTGCGCGACCTAGAATCCGCGTCCGTGCTGGCTGTCGGTCCCCTTAGCGGCCTTGGCGCACGCATCGCGGCGCTGGGTTCGATTATCAACCGCTCGAACATCAAGCTGGCGCTTTTCTTCGGCACCATCACGGGCGGCATCGTAGGCGTCTACGCACTAGCTAAGGCGTCCATTGTGGCGTCGCAGAACCTACAAAAGATCCGCGCTGCGATGACTGTGGCTGCCGGCGCGCAAGCGCTTGGCGCCCAGCAATTCAAGTTCGCGACGAAGGTGGCGCTGCGCTACGGCGTTGAGTTAGACAAGCTGGCGCTAGCGTACTCGAAGTTTGCTGCGGCGGCGCGGTTTACCAACAACACGAACAAGGAAATCCAGGCCACATTCGAGGGCATCGTGGCGGCGGGTGCGGCGCTGCAGTTGACGACCGAGGACGTTACGGGGGCGCTGCGGGCGGTGCAGCAGATGGCCTCGAAGGGTACGGTGCAGGCCGAGGAGCTGCGGGGGCAGTTCGGCGAGCGTATCCCGGGGGCGTTCCAGCTCGTTGCGGGCGCTATTAAAGTTACGACCGCTGAGCTTAATAAGATGCTGGACGCTGGCGAGTTTACTGCGGAACGCTTTATCAGGGAGGTCGGGCCGGTACTGCTAGATGTGTTTGGGGCGGAGGCGAGGAAGAACGTAGACCGGCTTACGGGGGCGCTGGCAAACCTGACCTCTCGGCAATTCCTTTTCCACGCTGCCTTGTCTCAGTCCCTTGGACTGACTAGGGGCGCCACGTCAATCCTGCATGGGCTGTCGTCCATGTATACGTCGTTGACGGAGAACGTCGAGCTGGTGTCCGAGGCAATTGGTGCATTTGGGGGGCTGCTTGGTGGTCTGGCGCTATCGGCATTTCTTTTCAACATTAAGAAGATCGCAAATGCCTTTAAGTGGTTGTTTGGCTTGCTTGGACTAGTTTCCGGTGGCACCGGGTCCCTCCTCGGTTTGATCGGGCGTCTTACGATTGTTTTTGGTGCGGCGGCGGCTGGTGCTGCCGCTTTTGGGTCAAAAATAGATAAGAACAAAGAGGAATTTGATGGGTTTGCAGAGTCGATCGATCGGTACATACGTGTTTCTACTCGCGCTGGTAGTGCAAACCGGCGTATGGTGCAGATGTTTGAGG